CTGGAGTAGTATGCGTGCTGGAGAAGCAGACGCAGGGTGACGACGTGAGATCGGTAACGCCAGGTGAAGGGCAGGCCTTCGCTATCTGGGAGACATTTGTTAGCATGGGCTTTGATGTCAACCCGGGTAAGTTCTTCATTTCCCGTACAGAAGACGAGTTCCTGCGTCAAGTCGGGCGAGCTGGCAACACGAGCGGATATTACGGTCGCGCAATACCGTCACTAATGTGGAGGAATCCTGTGAGCCGAGATCCCCCAAGCGGACTGAGTCGCGCGAGGGAGCAGGTGAAGGGGTGGATGACATTTCACGCGCGAGGCGCGGACTTTGAAACCGTGGTACAAGATTTGGTTGTGGATATTGAGAAAGCGAATGGCCTGTCATTTGACACCGTCAGGCGTTGGCTAGCAACACCAGCCAGTCTAGGGGGAGCCGGCCTGTTCCGATCCCTCGAAACGGTTGGTGTGGAGATGATCCAGGGTACGCAAGTGCGTCTGGGTCGTGTTGTTTCAGGCTTGCCTGGGATAGCAAAATATCTGGAGGAGGCAAAAACGTACGGTGTGCCGCAGTATGACATAAACCAGTGGGCCTTGGGCCTGGTTGACGTCAAGGGCAACATTGTGTCCAAGCGTAATGCCGAATTCAGGTTTGTGACCATACCAATTGTAAAACGTGCACGCGCCATTGATTTTGCACGGACCAAGGGAGTAAGCTTAAGACCGCGCTGGGTACATGACCTTGAGATTAATCCACTTCATAACCTTATCCTGACACACCTGGTGCGTGAGAAGGATTGGGCGATGATCAGGGAGTTGTTGGACCCCGGCTACCGCGGGATCTCAGACGCAGTAGAGAGGAAGGGGGGAAGACGAGTCTGGGTGGACTGGCTATTGGGCCGTCTCCCGTTCAGCCAACCGACGGTGCCTGGTTGGTCTGAATTAGCCGTCTCGGTGTGGTTCGACGCAGCAGTGATAGACGCTTGGTCAAGGCTGATGTCGAAGTACGCTTTCAACATGACGAACGTCCGCAAAGCGGCAGTGGTCTGCGAACTGTCGGTGCGTGAGGCACTTGGGGG